TTGAAGATGTATCTAGCTGGATATTACTTAAAGCAATGTCGGGGCTTAATTTTAAAGCATATGGTTCATATGCAGTAGCAATACTTCCATATTCAACTTGCGTTAAATCTAAGTCAGCTGTATATAAAGTGAATCTGAATTTACCATCACTTGGTGCAGTAAACGCGTAATTAGTTCTAATTGTACTATCTGATGTAACTGCACTTGTTGCATTATCAACAAAGTTAAAATTACGCATTTTTGAAATTGTGATTGTTTGTCCTTTTTTTAGATGAAAATATTGTGACACACTGTAGGTAGCGGAATCTGTCATACCATCTGCATTATTTAATACTTTGCCGACTAATGCTTTATTTTTATCGAATAAGTTTTTACCGACAGTTACGAACGTTGTTTTATCTGCTGTAATTGCACCATCAGCAATCTTGTTTGTTGTGATTGATAAATCACTAGGAATTGCATTAACACTTGCTGTTCCTGCAATCGCTTGGATAACCTCGTCTGCAAGATGAGACAATCCTATTTTTCCTAAATTAGTATTGATATCATTGACAGAAACGTTCCCTTCTTTTAATAAACCGTTCAACGTAATTTGAAGTTTTTCAAATTCTTCGGCGCTTAACATTTCTTTGTTAATAATATCTAAGCTCACTCTTGTAAATTCTTCTATTTTTCTATCATGCTTTCGGAAATTTTCATTAATATTAAATAAATTGTCTCTATCCCAAAATGCATCAATCATCTTAACTCCCATTTTATCACCTACTTAAAATAATACGGAAAATCAAATTCCGCTTTCTTATAACTGAATCCTTTTATTTCTATTTCGTTTTTACCGGGAACCAATGAAATATATTTCCTGTTGGTATCTCGTAATATATTAATAGAAGCCTTTAATGCTTTAACACCACTGATTGTTAAATGGTTTCCGTTTATGTCATTGTTACAAATGAATGTTTCTCCAGTTGTTTTATTAGTAATTGAACCTGTTCCATCGGCATAATAAAGTTTGATATTTAACATCATTCTTCTTGGATCAACTGTTAGATTTCCGCCATTCCAAACAGTAAATTCATTTGATGTGAAAGTGTAATTTAAATAATCAATGTGAATACCGTCTGCTAGGCCATACCTTTCAACAAAAGCACTATACTTTGTTGTGTTGATGTCTTGTGATGTATATGACGTTTCCCAATATGGTAATTCCACCGTTTCGAACTCAACTTCGAATTCAAACCATAAATCATCTACACTCTGCACTATTTCACTCACATTACGCACTTTCAGTTGCTTTCCTCCGACAAGTCTCGGCTCGCCTAAATTCATATCCCCAGTAGTTTTACCGATACTTTCATATTTAACAGGTTTATCGCTGTCGTAAGTTAACCTCATCTCACGTATATAGTACGTACCATAAAACAATTCATTGATTGCATCTCTCAGTGAAGCAATGTCATAACCATACTTAGTTTTCGCTTCCACAACCATTTTTGCTTTTCTGTATTCATCATCAAAACCATAATCAACACGACGATTCATACCGTCACCGTATTCAAACCTTTGATTTTGAATAATAGATCCAACAATAAAACTGGAAACGCTCAATGCGTTCCCAGTCAATCTATTGTTGCTTATTAAAAACTCTTCATTATCCTTCACTATCATTAAATCAGTATAGTTCAAGGCTTATATCCTCCTTTGCATACGCTCTTTTGCAGTCTCTTCTTCCACATATGTTTTGATTGCTGGTAAGTCAGATTCGTTTGTAATATTGAAAATTGGTCGAGTAACTTCAACACCGTTAGTTACATCAGAATTAATCGCACCATTTAGTTTATCTGACATTCTATTAATATCTTTGTTCATACTTGGATTAATAGTTTTTAGCTGTGGTGCATACGCTTTTTCCATTTGATTGGCCATATTTTCGACTTCACCAACAACATTACTTGTCATTTGATGTATACCGATTGCCAAACCTTCACCGGTATAATTACCGATTTCCATAAACACACGTGAAGGTGAGTGTATGCCTAATGCAGACTTAGCTGCACTTACTGCATTTGATACAACTGAACGTGCAGCACTGGCAATCGCACCTGCCATCGCTCTAACACCGTTTATCATACCTTGAATCAAGTCACGCCCGGCACCGACCATAGCGCCTACAAAAGAACGTGCTGCAGATACCATGCCCGACACGCCAGAAGTTACCGCACTGACTGCTGATGACATGCCGCCGCTTATCGCACTAACCATACTGCTAATACCGCTGACTGCTGCAGAAACCATGCTAGAAAAGCCAGAGGTTACTGCAGATACCGCACTTGATATACCAGAAGTAATCGTAGAGACGATACTGGCAAATCCAGAAGAAACCGCCGAGACGATACCGCTTAAAATAGAAGTCGCTATGCTTAGCATATTTGAAAAACCACTAGAGACTACGCTGACCACATTTGATATCGCACTAGAAATTGTCGATACAATACTAGACCAAATCGAAGTGGCTATACTTAGCAAATTGCTTAATATCGAACCGGCAGTGCTAAGCATGTTAGAGAAACCGCTAGAGACTCTTGAAACCACATTTCCAACCGCAGAACCCACCGTTGAAACAATGGAATTCCAAATTGATGATACTAAACTAGCAATGCTCGACATGATTGATGATGTGATTGAAACTAATCCAGACCACCCAGCAGATACCGCAGCAACGATTGTAGATACTACTGTAGTTATCACTGATACTAAAGAGTTCCACAATGCAGATGCGATAGCAACTAACATTGACCAAAAACTTTGTGCCGTTGTAACTATCGTTTGCCAAATTGTAGATAAAACGGTACCTAAATTTTGAACCGCAGTAAGTATTGTCGTTACGATAGCATTCCAAATAACAGAAGCTACCGCTTGCAATACAGCCCACTGTGTTTGTGCGCTTGTAACGATTGATTGCCATAATGTTGTTAAGAATTGCGCTAAAATATTGAATATATTTTGAGCCATTGTAACGATAGCTTGCCAAATTGCCGCGCCTGCCGCTTGCATTGTCTGCCAAGCACCTTGCCAATCGCCGGTTAAGACTTGAAGTAAAGCAGTGATAGTACCTACGATTAAATGCATTGCAATAGTGATAACTGCCTTTATCAGTTCCCATGCTACTTTTACAATAGTTACTAAAACATTCCACCCGGCTTGGAAAATAGGCGTCAGCACAGCTATCGCTGCCTCTACAATTGCCACAATCGCAGCCCAACCAGCTGCAAAGGTTGCCTGTAATGTCTGCATTGCAGCGCCTACATAACTGAATTGACCGAGTAAATTTGTAACAAAACTGATAATTGCTGTTACTGCGTCCATAACTGCATTTTTAACAGCATTAAAAGCGTTAGTTACAGCAGTTCTAACTTGTTCGCTCGAATTCCACAATCCTACAAACACAGCTATTAAAGCTGCTACTACTGTAATAACGCCTAAAACAGGCGCTGATAAAGCTGAAAAAGCTGCTGTTAACGCGGTCATTACCGCACGAACCGCTACACTTCTAGCAATAAATGCCACAAATTGACCGATTAATGGAGCTATAACAGTTGTTACAAATTGAATTGCAGGATATAACGCCATGAATGCTCCAGCTAAAATGCTGATGACACCGAGTAATGCACCAATAATTGGATGTGCTTGTGTCAAGTTCGCTAACCAAGCTGTAAATGCATCAACTACACTTAATACTGCTGCGCCTAACGGTGCCATCGCAGTCGCTACATTGATAATAATATTTACTATATTACCTAGTACCGATAGCACTTTAGGACCATTTGTCTGTATATAATCAATAAACTGTTTGAATCCGTCACTTGCTGCAATCTTTGCACTCCACGCTTCAAATCTGTTAGCCATTTCTGCTAAAGATTGGAAAATTAATTGCGAGTTAGGAGCAAATGCTTTCATCAAATTAAAGATACCTTTGAATGTAGATCCAAAGATTTCTCCAATCAATGGTAAGTTGGTTTTAACATAATTAGTAAAATCTTGAATTGCTTGCGAACCTTCAACGCTTGTAGCCCACTTGTTGAATGATTCGCCCATTTTAGCGAACCCTTGTGAGACCCATTCTGTCAATGGAGCTAAATTAGTAATAACTGCGATTAAACCGCTACCGAATGAACCGGCAGCACTTAACATATTATTAAATACTCTTACACCTGTTGTTCCCATCATGTCGAAGAAGTTGGAAGCTACTTGTGAAGTTTTAGCCCAATTCAACATTTTACTGCTTGCTTGTTCCATTCCTTGTGCTACACCGCTTAAAAATGGCGTTAAACCTTGCAAAGCAACCTTAGCAGTGTTTACACCGTTTGCCAGTGTGTTGAAAATAGCAGATTGATTCTGACTGACAACGCCAGTCCAAGCAGATTTCAAGTCATCTACAGCAGATTGATAGTTTTGCACCTCTTTGGTTACTGATAAAGTACCGTTTTCTACCATTTTCAAAGCACTAATAGCCATAGCACCAAAACCTACAACCCCTGCGCCAGTAATCGCAAATGCATTTGTTAAACCTAAAGCACCGCCTCCTACAACACCTATAGCATTCATCACTGCCATTAAAGCAGGTACTACAGACGCAATCGCAGGTACTAAAGCAGTGATAGATGATAAGAACATTCCTTTAAACACATTCGACGCAACAGTACCAGTGGTTCTGATATTGTTAGCTAAAGTGTCCATTTTGTTCTGGAAGTTGCCTAAAGCAGAGGTAATAGAAGCTAAACCGTTTCTAATAGGGTTAGTATCTAATTCAATTTTCTTTTTAATCTTGTTGGCTTCAAATGCTGCCAATCTTGCTTGCAATGCGGCTAATTCAGCCTGAAACAGTCCAGTGTCAAGCTCCACTCTTTTTTCTATCGTATCGCTCTCAAATGCGTTAGCTTGTGCATTAGCCATTGCGAGTTTTTGTTGCAAATCAGCTATATTTGCTTTTAAATCTTTTATTGCGTCGTTACTTTCATATTGTTTAGCTAAGGCTTCGGCTTGCATCAACTTTTGTTTCAAGTCATTGATAGTAGCTTTTAATTCGACTTCCACATCATCGGGGATACTTTGAGCCATAGCAATCGCCCTTTGAATATCACGTTCAAAGTCGCTTATATCCGCCTCTATTTCTGCGATAAAACGCGCTACATCATCCAATCGCAATCCCTCCTTTATTTATCTATTTCTTTTTACTGTCTAACCAGCGTTGAAGTGCTTGACGTTGTACTTCTCTTGTTTTACGTTTAATCCACTTATCATGTGCTTTGTCATGTTCAACTGACGTTTCGGTTTTATCTATCAACTGACGTTCATGTTCAAGATTTTTAGATATTTTCTTGATATCTTTACCGCCCGAAAGTCTAGCTTGCATGATAGATTGTGTTCGTAAATCTTCTAATGTGTCTAAACGTCTATGTCTAGCACCTTTGATATATAACTCCCACTCTTTGATTGTGAGTTGATCTAGTTCATGTATAGGAATGTAACCCAACAATCGAATTGAAGTTTCGACGATATAGTCATAGTCTATTCCGCTTTGTTGAACAGATTTTCGCCCGTTACGTTTTTGTACATTTGATCGAACATGTCCAGTTCCTTCTCTTTGCCTTTGCGGTTCTGATACATTGTGTCGATTAAGTTGTTGACCTTTCCCTTAACCATACCGTCGTTTCTTAACGTGTTTAATGCGCCTTTGAATAGAGAATCAATTTCTCCGTTCTCTTCTGCATATTTTTCAATAGCATTTTCTACTTCGATTAATGACGGCTTTTCTTTTGTTAAATTAGATACCGCGCAGTACCAGAATTGAGATAACTTTTCTGGGTCTTGTTGGATTAATCCTAAAAAGATACCTGTAACGCCATCGCCTTTAGTTTTAACGCCGTCTTTTTCAGTCGCTTCTGCGAATTGCTTTGCTTCACGCACAAATGCGATTGAACCTTTAGCTGTATAGTCTTTACCGTTAATGTTTAATGTGTTTGTCATAATTTAATTACTCCTTTTAATTAGAAAATAGATAAATAAAAAAGGGGGCTAATGCCCCCAATGAAATTAGATATTTTGTGTAGTAGCGTCCTCTGCGTCGCCTGTAGCTTCGCCAATAGACTCGTAAACGATTGCAGATGCAACAGAAGGGTCAATAATTTCTGGCGGTAATTTTGGTTCATAACCGTCAGCAGAGTTCAATTTAACTTTTAATGATACTTCGATATTCTCATCTTCATCATCAACCTCTAATGTACGTCCATCAGGGATTACATAAGCAAAAGTTGCGTTATGTCCTTCAGTTTCTGCTTGTGTTTCTTCATCTGTATACGTAACCACATCATTATTAATAATCCAGAAACGCATTTGTTTACCGTACTTACACGCTTCTTTAAAATCTCGGTCACCTTTAATATTTTTGTCGTAAGGGAATGTAACCTCGATTGTTTCTTCTACAACACCTGCAGACCAATCTTTTTTGTTCCCTCGGATTGATTCTCTTAACTCGTTTTCAAATTCGTGAGAAAACTCACTTGTTCCTGATAAAACAAAATCAGTCGCTTGTGCTTGTTCAATTGGTGTATCTGCAGGGATACCGACTAAAGTCCATTTGTCTACTGCCATTTTATCCACTCCTTAGTTTTTATATCTCAATTTATGATCTACTGTATAAGCAATTCGTAAAATACCATGTTGCGTTTGACCGTCAACATCAGTAATTACTTGTTGCGTATCTATTCTTGTTTCTTTGCAATCGTAATGATCCATTATCGGCGCTTGTTGTGCATAATATGACAAGTCAGCCAGTAATCCGCGTGTTTCATCCACAACCAAATGCTGATTATCGTTATTTTTATGAAATAAGTGGAAGGTAATTGCAATTCTTTCTATATGACTATTGCTGCGATAGGTTGGCAGTGTGTTTGTTTCCCCTGCAACTACATAAGTGAGTTGAGGTACATTATTGCCATTATCATCTATACCTATGTCGGTTTGCATACGGTCAAAAATGTTCCGTCCTAATTGTTCGAATAATGGCGACTTGTACAAGTTCGTCATCACTGCCCTAAATAATGATTGTTCAGCTGTTCTGTATATAGCTTGCATGTGTCTTACCTCCCTTAATCAAAATAACTTTTAAAATATTGGCGTGCGATATCTAACGACGGATACCAGAAAGGTTGAGCAACCATACCATAAGTTGTATAGAATCGACCGTCTTTAAAATAAGTCCAAGGAATCTTCTTAGCACGTGAACCTTTTGTACTATAAACCCCAGTACCAAACTCGATGTATGCAGCATGACTGGCACCGACCTTGACTTGGCCGTGAAAACCACTGATTGACATATCAATTGAGTTTTTTAACGCACTTGTATCAACTGGTGCCATACTAGACGCGTTACTGTGTAATAACGCTGTCGTCTCTGCTACACCACGTTTAGCTTTTCTTAACACTTTGGCTTTGTACTTTTGAAGTCCTCTACCTATACTATTAGCCATATCCTACACTCTCACTAATGGCACTCTGTTTATTTCATGTTGACCGCCTTGGTCCTCTAAATCACCATTTAACTTGTAACGTACACCTTCAAATACAATGACATCAGAGCGCTTAATATCTATGTTATACGGAATATAAAGCATTCTTGATAATTCAACGCCTAATGCTTTGAACTCTGCTTTTTGCGACGTACTAGGCGTGTCTAAAAAAGCAGTAGCATTTGTTGTTGTTTTATCTTGTATTTGTTTAGGTGGATAAGTTGAAGTGTCGTTAAGAGTTGTTACACGTTCTATAGTGATTAGATGTGGAAATTCAGCGTAAAACATGGAATCTTGCCTTTCTGTTTCTGAACCTGTCTAATAACCTCAATAAATGAGACGGGTATTCGTCAGCGTCTTTGAACGTGTAACTTACCGTTCCCATAGACCTTGACTTCAACCCGTCTTTAACTACTGATTTTTCATTATGCAGTATCATTCCACCGATAAATTTAACAATTGCGTAAGGATAATTAATAACACCTGTGTCATCTGCGTATGAAGTGAAATCATTATTCGTTTCATATTTCGCTGTTTCAAGCCAATCAAATACATCTGCTTCAAACAACTTGCGATTTTCAGAGGTAATTTCTTTTCCTTCTGATTTTAAATAGTCTTCAACATCATTGATAAGAGTTTGTGACATCTACATCACTCCTCTTCTTTTTTAGTTGTACGCTTGCGCGTCTGTTTTACCTCTTTGTAGCCTTTAGGTCCATAAACTACTCTAAAGGCTTTTTCAGTAACTTCTAATTTTTCTCCGTCTTTTTCGACTTTAATTAGTTTATTAGACATCTATATCACTCCTAGACTGTTTCAGTAGGTTGAGATGCTGGCGTTAATGCACCAAATGCCTCTGGTTTAACATTCATATAGCCGATATGCATAGTTGCTCGTAATGCAAACATATCACGTTCGAATAAAGATACTGGTTTACCGCTTGCATCATCTGCATCTAAAGTAGTTAAAGTCGCATCTTCTGAAATTGAGTACTCAATACCTTGTAAGATACCGTAACGTGCATAATCCCAATCACCTAATAATGCTGCAGCTTTTTCTTTGTCGAAACCAGCTTTGTTTGTATATGCGATTGGTAATCCTAACGCTTCATTATCTCCATCAAAAATAGGTTGGTTGTTACCATCAACAGCACCACGTAAATCTTTTTTAAATGAACGTGTAGTTAAAATACCATTTGGATCGTAATCTTCATCTTCGATTAAGGCCATAACATCATTCAAGTTGTTGTATAAGTTGTCTGTTTGCGCAATAACATTACCTGCCTCACTAGCACCTGTAAAAATTGCTTTCCCTGATTCGCCATACGGAGTTTCAGTACCGAATAATACAGCGTTATCAAACTTTTGATAGAACGCTTCTGCAATTAAAGGTTTAACTTCGTTGAAAAAGTCTTTTGCAGTGTAGCGTAAGAATTCTTTAGATAACGGAATAATTACACCTAACTTCTTAGCTTCCATTTCTGCAGTTAAATATTGCGGTTTAGCTGTTTGAATACGTTCAGTTTCAGACACCCAGTAAGCACCGATACCTTTCGCTAAATACGTAAATGACTTTTTAGGCATAGTCATTGTTTCGCCTTTTGCTAATTTCATAATTGCCGAACCGTTAACCATGTCTTGTAAAATTAAATTACCTTGTTCTTGTGGGATAACCCCTGTTTTTGCATCTGATAATAACACGTGATCTGGTGTGTAGTTTGGTGTTGCCATAATATCACTCCTAGTTTATTTGTTAGTTTCGAATGTTACCGCCTTCAATAATCGATTGAATCGAGGTAGATGTAGGTACATTCGTTTGTTCTGTTGCGTCGTTAAAATCACGACCATTGTCTTTAAAACGTTGGTCAACTTTGTTAGTTACAACTTCGTTAACCTTTTCTTCGAACTTTTCTAAATTTGTTTGAGTAGCTTCTTCATCTTCGCCGATAAAGAAATCAACCAAATCAGTAGGCAAGCCCTTATCTTGTGCAATCTTGATTGCTTTGTTCTGCAATTCTTGACGCTTAGACTGCTTATCACGATTAGCCAACTCTTCTTCTAGTTTTCTGATACGCTTCTGGTCTTCCGTTTCCTCCGGATGACGTCTACGTACTTCTTCTTCAACTAGATTGTCTAAGTTATTCTTTTTCCATGATTCCAATGATTTGTTGTGGTACTTGTCTAACTTCGGTTGGATGAAACGTTTGCCTTCTTCTGTCTCTAAAAAGCTTTCAACGTCATTATTAGATACCGTCACAAATCCTTTTAAAGACTGTTGCACGTCTTCTTTGTCTTTGTTTTCTTCAAGATACTGTTTAAATTCTTCAAAGTTCATAAAATTACTCCTCTCAACCGCAATGTGTTTAATAACCCATCACGTTTGCGTTTAATTTGCGCAAATAACGCATAAAAAATAGACCTTTTAACGACTTATCTAGGTCGAGTCAATGTATGACTATCAAGATATTGGATCACCTTCACTTTCTGCTTATATCAAGCTTTAAAAGTTGCATAGCTTCACTTCCAATATATGAAAATAACCGTCAATCTCACGACTGTCGGCGTTTTATCTTACCATTAGGTTTATATGGATATGCTTTACCTGTACGTTCCTTGTACCAATCCATATATGTAACATAAGGTATCTGTTTTGTTTTATTGTTCTTGTCTCTTGATGCTCTTATTTGGGGTCTCATACCATTCACAGTGTACAACTTCTTACATCTGCAATTGATATTTTGTTTGGCACTGTCTACACCGACAAGCAGGCGTGGTGCTTTACCAGTGGATAACCCTACGGTAAAGTTGCCGTTCTCATTTTCTTCCACACCGTCATGATGTGCATGTGATGGTCTTGTACGTGTGTCTAGTGTTGCGTCCCAGTAGCCTTTTATTCTTGCTCCATTCTCTTTAGCAACATCTTCTGCATCTACTTGTGCTTGTGATTGAGAACGACCACCTTCTGTACGTGCTACTAAACGTGCTTGCCTTTCTGTCATACCTACATCTTTTTCAATAGTCTTAGCTATTTCATCATAACTGTTGCCGCCCATCAATCCAGTAGCAGTATGAACTCTGATTCTTTCAAGCACTTTATTTCTGTACTTTTCCAATGTCTTATCAAGATTGATTTTATCTATCGGTTGATTTAACGCTTTTTGAATGACTTTATCATCTGGTAAAGTAAAAGACATTTGAATATCAGATGTCTGTTCAATCAGATACATATGAGACATAAAACCGTCTAAATACACAACTTGTTGTGTTTCTTTGATTTCCTGTTTAATCTGCTTAAACTCATCACCAAGCATATCGCCCATTTTATCTAACATCTTGTTGTAGCGATTATATTTGTTGAATTCCGTCCAAGTAATGTGTGGATCATCTTCTTTTGAGTATTTAACATAGGATAAAGTAAACGATTCAAGTATCATCTTCAATATCCTAGCAAATATCTCTTGTATCACTGTCTCAGATTCAGCAATATATTTATCTAACTTACTTTCAATTTCCTTCTGATTCTTCATCATCCATCACAACCCCTTCAGCATTCATCAAGGCGATTTCTTCCTCCGGATTTTCTACTAAAGATGATTGAGCGTATCTTGTCACATCTGACACTTGACCGTTAAGTGTTGAGAGTATCTGTGCTTCTTCTAGTTTGTTAACTGGTACGTTACGACCGAATGAGAACTTAACATACAAGTAATCCGTATCTTTTACGCTAACTTTATTGCGACGCTTCCATATACTGAACAACACTTTGAATTGATAACGCAGCATGGCAGTCATCTTACGTTCAAACGTCATACACTTGTTCTCTAGTGCCATTAATTTCAATCTCATACCAATCACTGGTACATTTCCATTGAATTCATCTGAATTGAAGTTGACTGACTTAGCAAAGCGCATTATGTTCTTTTCAAGTCTATCTAAGTGATTTTCAATCATAGTGTCATTAATATCTTTTGTCAGATACTTAACATCTTGACGTTCATCAAACAACTCGAACACACCGCTTTGTTTCAAGTCTTGTATCTCATCTTCCTCTAAACCTAAACCTTTTAATACAAGATAAGCTAAGCGTGTCTGACTGATTTCACTTGAAGCGTCTGATAATGTTCTGTTGTAACCGTCGATTAAATGTCTGACACGTTCAACATCACCTATCAATTCTTCGTTGTTAGCGACACCGTACAAAGGATTGAAGTCGGATAGATGTTCTTGTCTGTACTGGAACACTAATGCGTCTTTATCGCCTGTATAAACGTAATAATAAACATCATCATAGAATTCACAGTAGTAACATTCCCTTCCTTTATCATCTAGTGTTTTGTAGTAGTAAAGCGAATAAGTTGGTTCAGTAATGTCATCACCGATAAATACCACATTAAAAGGTTTGATGTTACGTACTCTTGCACTACCAGTTTTATCAATGTAGATTAAGCGTGCAGCATAACCACAAATCGCAGCCATTTTACCTAATTCACTGTCTAAATCTTCTACTGTGTTCATTAAGTTAAATTCATCAATTATTTCTTTTTGTCGTTTGTCATCTGTAGTGTAACTGATAGGTACACCATGCAAATAACCGACACGTGTATCAATGATTTCTGCATCAAATGCATTATTTAACTTGTTGTTAACATATTGGTCTACTCGCTTGACGTTACCGCCCGTTTCAAAGTCTTCGTATTCTTTGATTGGATCATGTTTAAAAATCGGTACGACATCCACATCTTCTTTGTAACGTGAATATGAGTTCATCATTCTGAATCTATCATCACTGTGTAAGTCGATGAGCTTTTCAATATGTTCTGGTGCAATACCATTACGTTTAATGTCTTGTATAAACTCTGGATTGTACACTTAATCACCTCTTCATTCTGTCTTTTTTACGTATAAGTTCTAAGCTGTACCGCAACGCATCTAAAAAGTGGTTGTATTCGTCTATCGGTCTGTTCATTGGTTCGTCATTCTTATCTTTGGCCCACACATAATTTGAAAGTTCATTAATTGCATTTGTACATTTAGGATGAACAAAGATAGTAAACTGTTGAATGTACTGAATACCATGCATGATACTGTCTTTTCCTTTATCTGCTTTAACTACCTTACGCAGACCATGTCGTCTTAAATCAGCGATTGATTTAGGTTCGGCACTGTCAGCTATGATAATCTCTTTGGAATAGCCCATGTCAGCAATATTCTTTGCTATCTCATCATTGAGTAATGCTTTCTTGTACATCTCATCAAAGATGTAGATTTCTCTATTCTCTATGTCTACTAGCGAACAGCTAAGCGCGGTAGGGTCATTCGTGTAACCAAAATCAAGGCCGAATGCACTTTGTACACTCGGCCTTTTAGCAATCTCGTATATATCGAATAATCGTTCATGCCAATTCTCGTAAATACCGCCCTCTGCAATTCCCCATTCGCCTAATCCTTCAATCTTATATCGTCTAGGCGATTTGATACGCATTTCTTCAAATAATGCTATATCCTGTTCATCTAAGAATTCATTACATTGATAATTGGTGGTCTTTGCAAAGATATTATCTGAATCGGATTTAAAAAAGCGGTTATTCAACCAGTGCTTCTCACTCCATGGGTTGAAGGTGAGCGTAATCTGTTTGAATAAACCGCCAGTATAACCACGTATTGACATATCTATTTTGTTGAAATCATCTTCTTTTCTGACCTGGAACGCTTCTTCAAACCAGCACCAACAAAGATAACCATGTTCTACTGTAGCAGATGTAACACTCATTGGATCGTCCAATCCTCTGAACATTATTTTCTGTCCTGTATTCTTTTTGATTATCTCTAATGGCGATACTTTCCATTCAAATTCATCATATACTTGTAATTGACGCGCCGCCCACTTCAATTGAGCATACGTTGAGTCTTTATGGTCTTTGAATACTTGTCTGATTACAAGCAAGTTGGCGTCAGGATATAAACACATACGATAAATAAAGTTTAATGCAGCTGTTGTTGACTTCTTACTAGCACGACCACCTTTAATTACTCTGTAACGTTGTTCATTATTCCAAAAGTCTTTGTAACCACCGCCTACAACTTCTTTCAAACTGACCCTAGTCATCTAAATCATTCACAATCTGAATGCGTTCTGTTGATTCGGTGATAAGTTTTTCTGTAGGTTTATGTCCTGTTCTATCCAATATATCGCTCGCAGCGTTGTATCTTACAAGCTCACTCTTAGCATATAACAAATTTTCCATAGTCCTAATAGCTTTAAATGTTAGTCCTTTCAACATTTCTCTTTCGTGGTTTAAAATAGCATCTTTAAATTCTTGTTTCTTTTTCCACGCGACTATTGTTTGTTCGGTCACCTTTAATTCAGTTGCTATTTCTTTTTGCGTTAAATCACCGTTAGCTATTAAAACAACTGCTTTTTTCTGCTTTGCGTTCATTTACTAATCACCTCCAATATTAAAATTTATTAAATTGTCCATTTCTCTAATTCTTCTTTGTTGAATAAATTAAGTTGAAGGATTTCTGAAATATACACATCTTTTAAACTCAATATCAACATGGCTATTTTCTTTTTATCTCTAGGATCATTCGCCATGATATATGAATCAATTAGATTAATTAATATCGCTTTAATCATTGAATTGTTATCATTCACATCTATTTTCTTTTAGTTTTCTTTTTCTACGTATTTTCTAAATTTCTTCATCTTGTCGGTCAAAACAACTTTCAATAAAGGAGTGGTACAATTACCTTCTCCTCCTAAAGTGAGATTGTATCCGTTTTTAAACGTATCATATTTATCGATGTAATATATTTCTTTTCTTTGCAACTCATTAAAATTATCAGCATAATCAATCACGCTAATTACAAAATTATCTTTTCCATATTTCCTAATAGCTGAACCTATATAACTTTTAGCGATACAATGTTCTTTGAATCTTCTGCGAATACCAACAGTTGTTAATCCTATATAACATTTCCCATTCACTAAATTTTTTATTTTGTATATCTCACCATTAATCGTTATTATGACCACCTACTTTACGTTATTAACTCTATTTATTTTAAACATAAAAAAGACACCCGATTCTGCTATCGGATGCCTAAAATTATTTAGGGAGGTTGTTGAGTCGTTTGTCATGGCTTTGTAGAATTTCTCTACACTATCATAATATCATCAAATAATACCCTCTATGCACACCGGATGCACATCACTATTTCATCCCGACTTCTAAAGCGACGGCTCTCACAAAGTTTTTGCGTATTTTACCTGCCGTATTACGGTGCATAAAACACTCTTCAGCGATATGTTCCATTTTCATGTTTTTGTTAGGGTTCCAGTATTTCAAACGTATCACTTGTTTATATTCCTCAGGTAATTTACTATAAGTGCTTTCAATCGCTTGAACCATTTCCTCTTGATTGCGTAACATCTTATTTGTCATAAGTCTTGTAGCCATGACTTCTGTCGTACGTGTAGGTTCCCCTTTCTGTAATGGGCCATATACAATATTATCATCCACCTGTTGAGTAGGATTGAGTATTTCAAGCCTTAACTTCTTAATATCTTTTTTAGTTGATTCAAGATTATAAATCTCACTTTCAATGTATCTGAAAGTCGCAGGTTCAATTTTTGTCAATGCGTTTTCCCTCCCTTAAGTTAGCAATAATAATGTTCTTCAACTCTAACTCTTCATCCAACTCTCTGTTCGCCATATAAAGCACTAGAGAGAGGAGAGCGAAGAGAATGGTTAGTGCTATCCACATCAATCACTCACCTCTGCTTTTAAATTATTGAGATGTATATGATCGTGTATGTCGAAGTCTGCAGGTGCTTCTACATCATCGTTCTGTGTATGGTAAATAATAAGCTGTTCAGTAATGTATTTAGCTACTTCGTATAGTGTAAGCGTTAAAATAATTTTAAATATAGTTTTAATCATTAGTATCGTCCTCATTTAGAATGTCGTATGTTTTTCGAAAAATGTCTGGCTTTACTGCGTAAAACTCGCCATGCACACCTCTGACTACATAGTCATTAATATCTGCTTTCAAAGAGCCTTCAAGAGTAGCAATATATATAAACGGATTACCATTCATTCCTTGCAACATACAAGAGTCAACATCATCCATCCAATCAATAATTTCTTGACCTTTTTCTCGGTCTGTAAAATGAATAAATTCAATTTCCACTGGTTTTTTACGTGCTTTTTTAATCATTGTATTACCTCCTAAAAGCAAGGCGGACGAACCGCCAAGCTTGTTTTTTAAACCCGTCGAATCCAACCGGTTTAGTTTTTTATACGTATCGAATTCGAGGCGGTTAACATTTATTCTCCTGTGCTACCGTAAGCACCTCTGTTACTTTCATTTTCAAACTCTTCTACTTCTACCGGCTGCATATAAGAAACGGGTGCG